GCAGCAATTAGGTATGAAGTTTAAGAACTATTCCGCTCTTACTTCAGGTTATGCATACTCCCGCATAGAGGAGTGCAAACTACATTACGACCGTCGATTAGATCGATGTGTCGTACCGGGCCCCCTTGAACCTTATGTTCGAGGGGTGCACAACTTGTACTTGAAGCAAGTACCAAGTTGTTTAACACTTAAGAAAGCGGGTGGACCGCTTTCTAAGTCTGTGGAACCATTCCTCATGGAGGATGGATTCCTTTTCCCCTCCGTGGATTCCCACGGAAAGGGTGAACCATCTGTCCTGGAGACTGCTCTTCAGGAAGAAGAACCTCCGTACGAGTCTGACTCAGAGGAGGACGTACCCGGTGTCATTCTAAATGACACCAGGGATATCTACGAGGACCCATTTCGGGTACTCGCAGGTTATTGCTTTGCATCACAGTACTGTGATGAAAAGCCCGTTATAAACGTCTGGGCTGGTGGTTGCCACAAGCTCCAGGGAAAGCTCAAACCCGAGCTACTCGGGTCTGAGCGGAAGAATGCCACCTGGTTTACCCAGGTGACAGATCACAACGAAAAGATGCATCTCATCTTTCGTCATACGCATTGGGGCCATCGGCTACAATGCGCTCGCATGTCTGCGAAAGGCGAAGATCCTCTCAGGAACTTCGCCGTTACTCTCTTCAGAAGAATCTCATTCTTTCTGAGAGGAAGACACGATCCTTTGTGGACAAAGGACGAAGTCAACCGATTTGCCGAGTACTCGGAAAATCGGAACCGCACTTACAGAGCCCAAAGGCTCATAGAGGTGCTCAAAACCGTTGACGGAATGTTCCTTCAACGGTTTCTTTCCTTCCCAGAAGAAGTCTGGGATTGGGAAAAGTTTGACGTATTTACCCTTCAGGGTATTTCCGTCCTGCTCACCGACGAATTTTTCGACGGTGAGTTAACTAGTGAGTCCTTAGATGGACAAACTACTCATTACGAGGATCTGAAAAGAGCTCGTAAGATGTTCAAACAAGTAATACACTTGGATGAACCGAGCGGAGGAATTTCCGCTATGAACGAAGCCCCCAGGTGGGTTCGCTCATTTCTCCAACCGATTTGGAATCGGGCGGTGAAGTTTTCTGGTTTCCCCAGGTTATACCTGGCGGGAACCCTGTCCCAGTCGAGAGGGTCTGGGACACCTCCTCCTCTTGTTGTCCTTCGGAGCAAGAGGAAGTTCCTGATGTCGGTCTCAGAACCGCCACCGGAATTTACAAAAACGGAGTCTGCCCTTGTGGCAGCTGCGTTAGACAACGTAATCGGGAGCATTCCCGATCATGTTTTTACAGGGCTGGACACGAAAGCTCGTGTCACAGTCACAGGATCCGCCTGCTGGGAAGCCACCAGGAAGGAGGGCGGTACCGCCCAAGCCATACTAGAGCTTATGCTCAAGTATGATGAGATGCCCATTCCCGTACGGGATATGGACACTGGAAAAGTTCTGGAATACTCCTCTAAGGAGAATTTCAGTAGTATCGGGACTGCGATCTTCTTCGCATGTCTGGATGAGGTCCTACACACTAGTGTGGAGGACCTGAGAAAGGTTCATCTCACAATTGTGAAAGAACCTAGCAAAGCGCGTGTCGTTACAAAAGGACACGCGGCATTGAAGATTGTGTTAGACACAGTCTCCAAGATATGCTCGTACCCCTTAAAGAAGGGGTTCTCGAGCTCACAATCCGGGATGGGTAAATCCCATCACGGATGGAATCTCTTCAAGGACTTTTCCTCAGAAGAGATGTACGACCTCCTATTCTCCGAAGACCGGAGTAGGAGGGAAGAAGACACGTTCAACGATCACGTTGATCGTGTTGTGCGCTGGCAAGACGTATGGTTTGCCAGTACAGATTATCAAGAGGCCACAGACCGAATGATACACGCTTTCGCTCGGCTAGCCGCGCGAAAGTGGATGAGGAAATGCGGTATACCGCAAATCCTCCAAGGGATCGTGATGGGCATTTGTTTCCAACCACGATCCGTCTACTTCACGGCCACAGGGCCGTTGAAGGACATTGGTCGCCTCGCGGAAGGCGACACAAGAGTAATCACCCTGTACAGGGGAGTGCTCATGGGGGATCCCCTTACAAAGGTGATCCTCCACTTCTCGAATATTGTTTCGAGAAATCTCGGGGAGACCATGGCCTCCGGCGAGATTTTCGCTCGTTTCCTTAATGGATACCAAGCGAATGCAACCTTCAACATGGAAATGTTGAAGGCGCAGAATCCGGCAGTCCCAAAAGGGGACTGACGGTGTAAGTAAAGGCTCCTATTGGAGCGTCATTACGT